TATTGATGAAGGTGCCGGATGTCTTATTAAGGTTCCTAGCTTGGGTGACGAGTTGCGCGAGGGGATGCTCATGTTCTTGGAGGAAGAGTTTAGTGAAGCTAGGTGCGCCCTTCTCTGTTCGTGGATAGTGGACTCCAGCTTTGTCGAACGCTTTGGCGAGAGACTGAGCAGCCCAAATTTCAACATCACTACCGCTGATGCGTTTGATCTCCTTCAAGACCTCCCGTTCCCGCTTGAGCAGACTATCCCTCGTTCGCTCGACTTTCTCCGTATCGACCCGAACGCCTCGCATCGTCATGTCAACAAGACATGGGAGGAGATCAAGTTCGAGATTAGCGATAGGCCACAAGCCTTCTTTGCCAAGTTGAACAGAGAAGTAGTTCCAGAGTTCGAGGGTAAGTTCAGCGTCGCCCTCCGCATACGGTCCGACATACATGGCGGGCATCTTCCACATTTCTGCTTTCGGATCGACTCCGAACTCCCGCGCCGCCTCCACTAAACCTTTTTCAGATTTAACTTTTCCCAAGTGATCGTAAGATAAAGAGTTAAGTGTGTAGCTAAATCTGTTTTCGTCCAGTAATGACGCGATTACCATCGTGTCGATGATCCGGCCATTAACTTTGAAACCCATCTGCTTAATCCAACCCAGATCATATTGCGCGTTGTGCATGATCTTATCGGCAGGGCATTCGAATACTTTTTTAAGCCACTTATTGACTTGCTTCTCATCCAGATTGCCGCCACCAAAGTGACGTACTGGGATGTAACCAGACCAACCATCGACTGCAATTGCGTAACCCACTACCTCACCATCCCCCGTTGGCCAACCGGGTCCATGTTGTTTTAGGTTCGGGTCGCGTGTTTCAACGTCAATGGCTATCTTTGTAGCTGACGTGATGTCCGGCAGTTCAAGCGGTGGTATCCATTCACTTTTTGGAGCGAACATTGCCATTTGTAGTTTTGCCATTATTAGTTTCCTTATGAGTGAACTCTGCCCCAAGGGCGGTGTATCCTGCTTTGTCGATCCACGAATCAGTGTGGTCGATGCTTTCTATCAAGCGACTGGTCTTCACCCAATCCATCATCAAAGCCACGTGGGCCGCGGTAAGATGACCGTGCGATGCGATTGCACCTTTTATAATCTCGTTCCAACCAACGGCAATCCTGTTGTGGTTGTAAAAGGCATCGCCGTAATCCTTTGCGCGTTGCCCATTGATAAGCTTTTCTGCTTCACGCAGAAGTTCCTCTCGCTTCATTTTAATGTACCGTTTGGTTGAGGGGACCGAACACACACCATTCTTGTAGTTCCATGTCCCAAGTTAAAGTAAGACCGGGCATATCCTCGTCTTTCACAAGAGGGTTGTTCCAATCTTTTTCAGAGATTTCGTTTTCGAATACAGCACCATACTTTTCTTCAGCTTCGTGCATCATTTCCAGATACTGTTTAAATGTTATTTTTGTCATAGGTCATAGCTCCGTGATACATCTTCAGCATCTACTATATATAAGTTCTGCTTCGCACGGGTTACCCCCACGTAAAAAACCCGGTGTGTGTCATCCGGGTTCTGTTGGAATTGCGTGTCCGCTGCTGGACTAAGGTCCGTGAACAGCACGACATTATCCGCCTCGCCACCTTTTGATCCGTGGATCGTGGACGCTGTAATACGGGGGATGCCATTAAACTTCTCGCCCCGACGTAACAAAGCCGTGACATACGCACGGTCGGTAGCGGGCAGCTTATCCATGGCGACTGACCAGATCATTTCTTTATCGGCAAGCAAGCCGTGATCAGAAACTAATTTATCAAAAGTTAAAAGGTCTTCGTCATCCACTCCCGGCAGCTTCTTAAAGCCGCGAGTTAATCGCTCGCCTATTGCCATATAGCTGTAAATGATCCGTGCTACCTTTCCAGATATTTCTTTTCCGCGACGCAATTGCTCCCAACCGTTGACGGCTTCGCTTATCTTTTCACTTATAGACCGTCTGCCGCGGTAGTTAAACAGGTAGCCGTTAGACTTCAGGTCGTTAGCCACCGGCGTTAATTGATAACCGGCTTGCGATAAAATTAACCAATCTCCTTGCGCCATGTCGAGCGAATTGATAGTGGTAATCCGCGTCACGTTGCCGGGTTCTTTACGGGGCTCGTATGCTTTTGGAAAGCGCCTGCCAATGCGACGCACGACATTCTCTGCCACATCATGCACCCGCTTCGGTATCCGGTAAGACTGGGACAATATCTCTGATCCGCCGGGTAGGTTAATGAAGTGGTCCACATCGGCACCAGCCCATCGGTAGATGGCTTGGTCGTCATCACCCGCGCAGTACATCTTCTTGGACCGACTGTCTAAAAGGTGAGCAATGTCCCACTGTAGTGGGGACAAGTCTTGCGCTTCATCTAAAAAACACAGATCAAACTCCGGGCAAAACTTAGTGCCGCCCAACGCAAACTGTTCGAGCATGTCCGTGAAGTCATACAGACCCATGCTTTCTTTGTATTCACGCAAGCATTTATCGACAAAGTTAACCGTGGTCCAATCCTGTTCGATAGAGCTAATGTTGTATTGATCGCGCAGGTTTACTTTGCGCAGGCGGGCCAAGTTAATTAAACCAAGCACCGGATCGCTACTGGCCACCATGCTGGGTACGTCATCATCTATCGACGTGTTCTTTTGCCCACCCAATTCAACACCAATGGTTCGGCTCAGTTCACGGTAGTTCTCTTCCTGCATCACCTGCTCTGGTCGGATGTCCGACATGGTGAGCGCCAGACTATGCAGCGTTCGGAAGAATATTAAGTCTTCCTTGGGGTCCAGATTAAAACGTGCCGCTGCTCGTTCTTTTGCCTCATTTGCCGCTTTTCGGGTAAAGGCTAGGAAAGCAATGCGGTCAGGTTGTGTACCTTCTTCCAGCGCCTTGTCTACCATGTTGAGTAGTGTCGTGGTCTTACCTGTACCCGGAGGGCCAAAGATTCTAAACATCTTTCTTCTTCTCCCTACTGTATATCTGTTGCACCCGTTGCTTTGATATTCCCCAAAACTTAGCTACTGCCGTCATGGTCATTCGTTGTCTATCAATCATGTCAACAATGTCGGCGTCTCTCATTTTTCTCCAGTACGCACTTTTTATTGTACTCAAAACGGGGCCTCCCCCTGAGAGAATGATGGAGTCTTTAAATCTACATCGGTACTATCAAAGGCCGGTATCTTCCAGACACGTACTGCGCGTCCCTTGATCTTCAATACAACACTGTTGCCGTTAATGTCTCTCAACCTCTGCGCAATCCTGTGCGACTTGTACTCAAAAAACTTATTCTTTTTAAGGTAACTCTCAAAGTCTTTGAGCCTGAAATAAGTAACCTCTTCTTCCTCATCGGTCCAAGGGCGGCGTAACAGTATCTCTTCTTTGTCTTGCGCCTGCTGTAGGTGACTGCAAAACTCTTCAAGGTAATCGTAGAACTGACCACTGATGCTGGCGTCTTGTGATACTTCTATGATCGCGCTTTCGTTGTCGCGCATCTCAGTCATTAAGGTACTGATCCGGCTTTCCCACTGCTGCTTGGCAACGGACCGTGGCATGAAGTTAAGTTGCTCCATGCAGTATTTCTGAAATAGGGGTTGGCTCATAAGAGCTTCGGTGTCTAGCTCCAATGGTTCGCCGTTCACGTCCATAAACCAGACGGGAGGGGTAGAGTTATACTTGCGTAGGTTCGCTATCGTAGCGCCCGCTACAGCGGCTCCTATGCCGAATTTACGTGTGCGGCACAGCTCTTTGTTGCAATGCGCGTTGATTGGCGCATCTGAACACTTGTAGGCGTAGTCTTTGCGGTCTAGCTGCTTCGCAACTATGTTGACCTCTGGTAGTGGCAATGGCGGAGACAGGTACTCCATGTTGTATCGTAAAATTTCCGACTCGTAACTATCCGGGTATGCCTTGCGTAGATATACCCCGATGTTAAATAAACCATTGTTTCTACCTCCCTCGCTAATGCGTTGCTTACAAAGTATCTGTAAACAAGGTGGCCCATCCTTCATCAGGTCTGTTTCACCTGTGTCTACTATCTGTAGCTTAACGACTTCTTCGGGTGTTTGTGCATATTTTTCGTGTAACTCAATGAACTCATTTAGATCAGCAGATGTACCATCGTCTAGGAATGCGTAACGCAAGCCGTTTTCGTGATCGTAGTAAGGTAGATTGAGAAAGTTTCCAACGTCACCACGGTCTAGGTGCAACTTAATCTGCTTTGGAAATATCTCACTTTCTCCGTAACCCAGTGCTGATGACATGTGTTGCAGAGACTTCTGCATATCTTTTGCAGAGACCCATTCTTTTGAGAATAAAAAACAATGCGCCCCGCCAGACTTTGACCGGCACACTACTAAAGGTAATTTTAACTTTCTTATTTTATCGACAAGCATCTTGTGGTCGAGTGGATACTGGTCCACGTCAATACAACCCCACTTGCACATGTTGTCTTCGTTGATGGGTATGATACCCAATCCATTGCCCTCTCCGGACAAATGGTTCTCCCAAAGCTTCTTTGTTTGGGGTTCACGCAGGACGCCAGCCTTACCTTTGGCCTTACCATTTGCGCCTGTGTTCTCTATCTTGAAGTAGCCGTGGGCTTCCTTCAGGCCATCAAATATGGCCATAAATTTTTCTACTGACATTGGTGCCCCCATACGGAAAAAAGCGGCAGGGCACTAAGTACCCCGCCGCGTGACTATTAAAACGGTGTAGATTTACCGTCTGCTTCGTCATCCGTATGTTTCACCACAACATCGCCTGCGGTGATGCTCTCTGCAAAACCCTTTGCGCGGGCATACAGAGCGCCATCATCAATGACACCTTCACAGGACATTTCCCAGCCGTGCCACGAACCCTTGGAGTTTTCCTCAGATACCGTTTTCAGGTGGTAGATGTGGCTAAATCTGGGCGGCGTAAACGGCCCATTTTTACCCTGCATTGAACGAGACGCCATCATGCTGTTCCACTTTCTGCTCTTTTTAAGCTGTGTGGACTTCATTGCGATGAGGGCGGTCTCGTGTGACCCGTCATCGTTGAGTAGAAGGACAAAGTGTTGGTGGGTCTCTTCGATGTAAGACCCGTCACCATCGACAACATATTCTTTGTTATCTTCTGGCGAACGCTCTGTCTTTGGACGTTCTTCTCCCGGTTCATAAATTGCCATAGGCGCACCGCTTCCGCTGCCACGCGGAGCCCACTGGATAAACCTACGCTGGTAAGCACAAGGTACTACTCGAACCCCTTCCTTACCTTTGTACGGTATGCCAGTAACGGTGTTATAAATATCGCCCTTACGTGCCGTTTCATTTTCGTCCAATACAGGATCGTTACCCGACAAGACTTTAAGGAATGGAAGAGCTAAGTCTTCAGTTCCCATATTGTCCATGCCTGCTCCGGCATCCTGTTCCATCATGGCAGGATTAAACACTGCCACGTCTTTGTTGCCTGCTTCGGCTACTTCGCTTTTCTTAGTCATTATTTCTTACCTCGTTTAATTACTGCGCGTTGACCTACCCATGCTCCGAACAACTCCATCGGAAACTCCTCTCCCGCTTCGCAACGTTCTTTAACGAACGCACGTAACGTTTGTGGATGCACCTCAGTTTTTTGTTCTGGAATAAACCCTTGCTTTTGCGCAAAAGCAGCAAAGGCACCCGCTTGATCGTCCTCTCCACGGCCAAACTGACACAAGACAGTATTTTTAATAATGTCATCGTGCCCATGATCGCGTAGCCATTCATAGGCTTCTGGACGTTTATCAACGAGAATGGACGCACCATAGGTTTGTTTCACCTCGACGGTTGATCCGTCATCTAGTGCAAATGAAGACATGCCGATCTCTGCAAGCATCGAAGGCATTTCCTCGTCCGTAAGCTTCAAAAGCGATTTCTTCTCTTCCTTGAGCGTTTGCTCAAGATCAGAGATTCTTGCTTCCTTGTCACGGATTGTTCTGGCCAACGCGGCTACCGAAGTTAGCCCTTGCTGGTCAATTTTCTCAACAGATGTAGCATTCGTTTCTTCAAAGTCCTGCTCCATCAATCTTTCTAGGTCACTCATCGTGTTTCTCCTTTCGTGGTTAAAGGCACCTCTTTGGGCCTTGACAATTACAGATATTATCTTATACAATCTTAAAGTCAAGCGTTTTTAAAAAATAGGGGCAACAATGCGAAGCTACGAATATGAAACCCAACCATACGAACACCAACGGACTGCTTTCGAAGAGTCGTGGGACGCGGAGTTCTATGCGTTACTCATGGAAATGGGGACAGGTAAATCCAAAGTAGCAATCGACACGATGGGCGCGTTGTATGAAGAAGGCAAAATTAAAGCCGCTCTTATCGTTGCGCCAAAGGGGGTCTATGACAATTGGGTAAAAGGTGAAGTACCAATACATTTGCCAAAGCGCATCCCCCGTCACATTATGCGATGGATTCCCGCAAAGACCCAGCGTTTTGAGACTGATTTGAAAGATTTTATCGTGGACCGTGATCCTAAATTAAAAGTCTTTGTTATGAATATAGAGGCTTTTTCATCGTCACGTGGCACAGAAGCAGCTACTGCGTTCTTGTATCAAAACCCAGATAACATTGTCATTGTTGATGAATCGACTACAATTAAAAACAGGAAGGCTGCGAGAACGAAGAACATCATAGCTTTACAGAAACGGGCTAAATACCGCCGGGTATTGACCGGCTCTCCGATAACTAAGAGCCCTATGGACCTGTTTAGCCAATGTAACTTCCTTGCCGAAAAGGCATTAGGCTTCAACAGCTACTATGCTTTCCAAGCGCGGTACGCCAATGTGCAGAAACGCCAAATGGGTCATCGCAGCTTCCAACAGATTGTAGGCTACCGACGTTTAGACGAACTATCTGAAAAGTTAGACCGGTTTAGTAGCCGGGTTCTAAAAGTCGATTGCCTTGATCTACCTGCCAAGGTTTATATCCGTAGGGATGTTTCTCTCACTCCCGAACAAGTCAAACTGTACATGCAGATGAAGAAGCTTGCGCTCGCAAAACTAGAAAGCGGCGAGTTAGCTACGACGGCAAGTGTTTTGACACAGATCATGCGACTACAACAGATATGCTGCGGGCATTTGCAGCCAGACGATGGCGAAATACAGACGGTCAAAAGCAACCGTTTGAACGAATTACTTGATATAACTGAAGAGCTTCAGGGTAAGGCAATCATTTGGGCGACGTATACACACGACATCCAACAGGTGGCTGATGCCCTGCGCGACCGGTTCGGGCCCGAATCGGTCGCAACCTATTATGGCGCTACCCCCCAAGATGAGCGCCAGCAGATCGTGGAGGATTTCCAAGACCCGGATAATTCTCTGCGATTTTTTGTTGGTCAGCCTAAAACAGGGGGTTACGGTATTACTTTAACTGAAGCCAACACAGTCATTTACTACAGCAACAGTTATGACTTGGAAATTAGGTTACAGTCGGAAGATCGTGCGCATCGTATTGGTCAGACCAACAAGGTCACCTATATTGACCTAGTGTCTCCCGGCACTATTGATGAAAAGATACTGGGTGCGCTGCGCAGTAAGATAGATATTGCCGGTCAGGTATTGGGGAGGAAGT